AATCTATACTGCAAATACAAAAAGAAAACTCTGATCTCATCCAAAAAATAGATAACGAAAAACCTTCTCTTGAATCGTCGCTCAAGAAAGCACAAAAACGAGCTAAAGAGTTGCATAAGTATCATGCTGAATTCACATCAAAAATAAAGTCTATTGTAGAGGATGCAAAGTTTTTTGAAGAAAATGCTTCATGTCCTACTTGTGAGCAAGAGATCCTTCAGGCATTACGTGACTCTAAACTAACAGAATATAAAGATAAAGCAAAAGAGTTACATCAAGCACTCAGTAAGATAGATGAAGAAGTGCAGACTACTGACAAAATCAATACTGATGTTAGCCAAGAACTAAGATTGATACATGAAATTGAAAAAGAAGTAGAAGTAAACAACAGTAAAATACAACAACTGCAAGAAGCAATCACTAAAAAACATTCAGAGATTGCTAAGTTATCAGAAGAAGGTAATGATCTTTCTGCTGCTAAAGAAGAATATGATAACCTGTTGAATCTAAAACAAGAGTTGACAGATAAAAAATACCAACTAAACGATCAGAGTTCATACAATCAGATACTTGCTGAATTACTGAAAGATACTGGAATTAAAACTAAAATCATAAAACAATATCTTCCCGTTATCAACAAGTTGGTAAATCAATATCTTCAGGTTCTTGACTTCTTTGTGCACTTTAACTTGGATGAAAGTTTTAATGAAGAGATACGTTCAAGGTTTCGCGATTCGTTTACATATGAATCTTTTTCAGAGGGTGAAAAACAGCGTATCGATCTTGCCCTATTGTTCACATGGAGGCATGTGGCAAAGATGAAGAATAGCATTTCAACAAATTTGTTGATGCTAGATGAAACATTTGATTCATCATTGGACCAAGATGGGGTTGACAACCTAATGAAAATTTTAGATACTATGGATGATGGAACAAATGTTTTTGTTATTAGTCACAAAGGTGATATGCTTGATGGTAAATTTGAAAACAAGATGGAATTTTACAAATACAAGAATTTCTCGAGAGTCAAAATATGAATCATATATTGAAAAGAAAAACATATGATTCTCTAAATACGTTAAAGGTTGAAATAGAAAACGAAGGTGTAGAAAAAATTGTTGAGTTTAATGGCTTTAGACTTGTAACAAATAAGAATGTTTATGGCATTGTCGATAGCATAGTTTATATTAAAACATTAGAGGAGTACAAAAAAGGTGTGCGGAGTAATTGGAGTGAGTCTGAACAACCCGACAACAGAAGATCTAGAACTGGTGAGGAGATTATTTCTGGAGACAAAAATAAGGGGAAAACACGCAACAGGAATAACGTTCCTAAGCAAAGAAGGACTAAGTTGCCTAAAAAATAGTACTCCTGCTGATCAATTTATTCAAGATCTTAAATTTGATACATTTGTAAATGTTGATAGATTATTACTGATTGGCCATATTCGATACTCTACTTCTGATTTAAGATATAATCAGCCATTTACTAATTCGACAATTTCGATTTGTCATAATGGTGTTATATCTCAAGAACCAAAAGAAACTTGGCCATTTAAAACTGTAACAGCTAATGACTCTGAACTTATCCTTGCGTGTTATGAAAATGGAGTACATCCTCTAGAGTTTTTCCATGATAAAAGTATGGCTGTATGTACGCTAAGTATTGATGGGACAGTTAGTGGTTATAGGAATCATGAAAGACCGCTCTGGTACACGAAGCTACATAATGGTATAGTTTTTACATCAACCAAAGATATTGCTGTTCGGAGTGGTCTAGAAAACTCTGAAAAATGCGATATGTTTGTTGAATACTCTTACAATAAAGACTTTACGAGGAAAGTATATGATGATCGCGGACATACAGACTTGCAGTAAAGACTTTGTTGAAGATACTATTGCAAAACAACCAGAAGGTAAGAACACCAATTTTCTAAAGTCATCTCATAGTCTATGGTATCGGTTCAATAATTATGACAAGCATCCTCCTTTCGTGTTATATAATATAAACCAACCAGTCGGTTTTGTTTTTATTACATTTAGTCAAAGATCAAAATATGCTAACCTGTATGAAATAGTTACACTTGAAGGTATGGAAGGAAATGGTTATGCTTCTATATTGTTCGAAAGTGTTATGGCTAAGGCATATGATGATAATATGCAAAGACTTAAAATATCTTGCACACCAACTTCAGTAACATGGCACAAAAGAAATGGACTTATATTCTGGGCTGTTGATCCATCAGGTTCACTAAGAGCTGATCAACCAATATTTCCTAATATGCATGAACAATTAACATTCCGATCTTTGGCATTGAAAGATAGATCAATTGCATTGCCTCCAGATAAAAGGGTTAGAGATAAACTCATGGAAGAAGGAATTGATTGCCATAGTTTTGGTGTAAAAAAACGTGCAATAGTTGAGAAAGCAATACAAGACGTTGGTGAATATTGGTTTAGAGACGAGTTGTTTGAATCAACTACGGTTAGCCTTGAAGATTTTTTATGATTGATTATAGAATCAGAGAGAACAGAAAAACTGCATTCACTAATTGGTTTATTCGTAGTCTAGAAATTGATGATTGCGATCCGTCTATATTCATGACAAACTACTTTTTTGATCGTTTTGAGTATAACAGAGAACAAAAACTTTGGATCTCTTGGTTGTATGGTACTACATACTATTGGCCAACAGCATATATTGTATGGAACGAATTCCCTGATATGGAATTAGTTGGTATGCAGAGATTGACTGAGTGGAACAATGAAAACTATAAGCGATTGAGATATCAAACAGATACAAAATGGAACAAGGGGCATCTTCCTGCTCAATTTGCTTCATATCGCGAATTTGTTGGCAACCGTTCTCAATACGAAGCATTGACTGAAGGTTTTGTTGGTGATCCAGTCAAAGATTTTTACACATTGTGGGATACTGTAAACAAGTGGCACAAGTTTGGAAGATACAGCTCTTGGTTTTATATTCAAACATTGAAGCAATGTTGCGATATACCTGTTGATGTTGATAGTCTTTGGTTACACGATTATAGCGGTTCAAGATCCCATCGTAATGGATTATGCTATGCTGTTGGAATGGATGAATGGATAAATGAAAAATTATCTAAAGACCAAATAACGTCACTCGAAAATGTCGCCAAGGAGATAAGGACACATATAAGTGACCAATATCCTCATCTTGCGAAGAAAGCAGATTTTTTTGCAATGGAGACATGTTTGTGTAGTTTTAAGAAATTGTTCCGCATTAGAAATGGTCGTTATTTGGGATACTACATAGATAGGCAAGCTGAAGAAATCAAGAAGGTCGAAAACGACGATTGGTTTGGTATTGATTGGAAGCCAATGTGGGATGCTAGGAGAGAAACACTAGACTCTAAATGGTTGACAAACAAAATAGATTTGCGTAAAATGGAGTTATTCTTAGAAACAGGTAATTTCGAAGTCGTGGAAAATACAGGGTTAGAGGTATTCATGGTATGATTGGTACTATAGACACAAAAAAATATGACGTATACAATAACAATGGTGTCAAAGTTATAACTGCAAAGTTTTGGAATAATTGTGAGAACCAACTTGGTACTTACATGGAAGATACTGACTATGATTTTGTGATTGAAGAAGATTGCGATTTTTATGCTCCGCCTGATTGTGATATGACACAGGTAAATCAATGTGGAGGTAATTGTCATCAATGTGCAACTGAAGATAATATTATTTTTAAATTAAGAAAAAATACTTTTACAGAAGCTGAACAAATTGGTGCGTATGAAGGTCTTGCTGATGCAGCTGTTCCGTCTCAGAACAGAGGTATTGCAGCAGGACCAAAAGAAGAAAAATGTGGTGGTCGTGATTGGGTCACTGATATGCAGTTAGATGTGATGAATCATTATATTGAGCCAAAGGCTTCATTGATCCATGAAGATCCACTTACTTCGATTATTGAAAAGTATAAGAATCAAGAGGAAGAAGAAACTCGTGGTATGGTTTGGCTTAGGTCAAAGATATCTGATGCAGGATATAACTATGATTCGTTCTTTGTAGATAAAATGCGAGAATGGAAAGGTATGCCATCTGATATGGCAAGAGCAGATGCAAGAATTACTAAAACTCAATTTATCTCAGATACAAGTTATGCCAAGTCTGTAAATTCTGGTATAGCTGGTTTCTATGATAGGTATCCGCGAATCCCATATGGTCGCGCTACTTCGTATACGGAAAAACACTATGAGCAGTATGAAAAGTGTTATCCGTTTATGCGCAAACTTGCAAATAAGTTCAAGGAACTATTGCCGAAGAGGTTTGCCATACAAGAAGAAGCAGCTAACAAATTGGATTCGCGTTTTCGGGTGGCGGGCACTGACACTCCTTTTACCACTATCACAGTCAATAAAAACTTTCGGACTGCTGCGCACAGAGACGCAGGAGATTTACACGAAGGTTTCTCGAACCTGACTGTGGTAGCCAAGGATAAAGAGTGGCGCGGTGGGTATCTTGTACTGCCAGAATTTCGTGTTGCTGTGAATATCCGTCCAGGAGACTTGCTACTGATTAACAATCATGGCGGTATTCATGGCAACACGAAACTTCTCCCGCCTGATGGTAAAACAATTGAAGACATGGAACGTATATCACTTGTTTGTTACTTCCGTAGAAATATGCTAGAACTTGGTTCATGGGAATACGAACAAACTCGTTATGACTTTGTTGAATCTAGAAGAAAGAATACAGAACACAAAGAGTGGCGTAAGTTTTGGAATGGAGTTAGTCCTGCTATGTGGGAAAGCCAAGAGTGGTATGACTACTTGGCTTCAAGACAAGGAGAAGAAACAGTAAGAAAATATCATCCTGAGGCATTTCATGAAGCTGCATCTTTAGAGGACTTTTTTGGATGAAACTAATATACATTATTGGTGTTCCAGGAACAGGTAAGTCAACATTGATGAAAGAGTTTATGTCTAGGTTTGATGATTGGAAACAGGAAAGAGTTACTGATCTACTAGATACTCATGTTTCGGCTAATATCAGAGTACTTGGTAAGTATGAAGACGGCGAAACTTTTTCTGGAACTGATCGATTGAGTATGGCTGTTGCTCCAAAAGCCATTGAATGGTTGAAGAGCGAACCAAATGAAATTATTTTTGGTGAAGGCGATCGTCTGAACAATAAAGCATTCTTTGAAGCAGCTGGCGAAAATCTGAAAATAATTCATTTGACTGTTTCAGACGAATCGCGGAGAATTAGATATGAACAACGTGGCTCAGATCAATCTGAAAAATTCATACAGACAACCAAAACAAAAGTGAAAAATATAATTGAAGAATTTGGTCCGAGGACTACCTTATTCGGTGAAGAGGAAGGCTGTGTTCATACTTTTTCACATGAGACTCCAGAGGACACTATGAAAATTGTAGACTTCATGCTAAGTTGTTGATTTTATTCACTTTTTTTAGATTTGCTTTTATGTTCGGTTATAGGCATAATATACCTATGTTTATTGAGGATATATTATGAACAACGCGAACGAATTACTGGCTCGACTCCTCGCTGAAGAGAACATTACTGTTCTTGAGGATAAAGTTCAAACCGCATCTTTCGATCTCAAAGATCGAGTATTGCGCCTACCCATCTGGGAAAACATGACCAAAGAAACTCGTGATCATATGACTGGTCACGAAGTTGGTCATGCTTTATACACACCCGTTGAAGATTGGGAAGCTGACATCAGGGAAGCTGCTAATCGTATCAATACAAACGTGAATTTCCTGCGTGGTTACTTCAACATCGTTGAAGATGCGCGCATTGAGAAACTGGTTCAACGCAAGTATCCAGGTCTTCGTTCTTCATTTATCAAGTCTTATCGTAAACTTCTTGCTGACGGTTTCTTTGGTGGTGATCTTGACAAGATCAACAACTATAATCTGATCGATCGTATCAACGTATACTTCAAGTGTGGTATGTCAGCTGGTGTTCGTATCGAAAAAGACGAACAGATCTGGATCGATGAAATTGAAAAATGCGAAACTTGGGAACAAGTTGTTGATATTTCTGAGAGACTGTTCATTTTCGCGAAAGAAAAGAAAGAAAAGAATAATGAAGAGGATGAAACTGAATCTTTTGATCAGGAATACAGCTCTCAAGAAGATCAAAACGAAGATCAGGAATCAGATGAATTTGAAAATAATTCATTTAGTGAATCTGGCGATTCAGAAGATTCAAATGAAGAAAACGATGAATTCGATGAACTGTTTGGTAATACCGCTGGTGGTAACAGCTGGGTAGATAAAGACTTAGCTGCAAAAACCAATGATAATCTCGAAGAAAATATTCGAGCTGAATTCAACAGTTCATCTTACGCTGATGTAATTAATATATCTTTGTCTGAAAAAATGCCCCATGTTGTTACATGGGAAGAATCTCTTGCTATGTTCCGAGATTCTACAAAATATTCAGTATATCATTGGCTCGAAACAGCAGAAGATCCTGCAAACCTTGCCTATGAAAAAGGTGTGAAACTCTTTAACAGTTTTATGGACAAGAACAAGCGTACCATTAACTATATGGTAAAAGAGTTTGAGATGAAGAAAAGAGCATCAGAGTATTCCAGACAAAAGGTCGGTAAGACTGGCATGCTTGATACTGTTAAAATGAACAACTATAAGTTCAGTGAGGATATTTTTCGCCGAGTGACAATCGTACCCGAAGGCAAAAGCCATGGCATGATCATGTATGTTGATTGGTCTGGATCCATGCAACCTTACTTAAAAGAAACAGTTGAGCAAAACTTAATACTGGCACAATTCTGTCGACAAATTGGTATACCTTTCCGCGTTTACTCATTCACCACAAATGTGTACATAGATTCACCAGAAATTCATAATCCTGAATTGGCTGAACCAAATGTAATGACATACTCTGACAGTTCATTAGTTGAACTGCTCAGTGATAAGATGAACCCCGCTAAATTCAGAGAGATGGCGTCATATATACTTGCTGCTTCTTCTCGCGAACGTTATCCATTTGACTTCCCTCGATTCATACGTCTTGGTGGTACTCCTCTTTGCGAATGTATCAATGGTGCGATCCATATGTTTAACAAGTTCAAGAAAGAAACACGTGTTGATATTGTCAATACTTTCTTCCTGACTGATGGCGAAGGTCGACCAATTACATATTGCAAAGAAACATTCTATAATGATAGAACATACAGAACGTTCAATGACCTGAACTCTTGGTCTACAAGAAGAATGTTAATCAAGTTAAATGATTCTGTTACGAAAAAATCGTATCGTATTCCACACAATAGCCTACAACAAGATACTCTGTTGAAAATGTATCGCGATCGAACTGGGTCGCCTACCATTGGCTACTTCGTTTCCTTTGCGAGAAAACATGATTTGAACAATGTAGTATCTTACTATGGTCAAGATCGTGTTGCTGAAGTTATGAAAGAGATGACAAAAAACGGTTACGCGACTATTTCAGGAAGTGGATATGATAAATATTTCATAATCAATGCGAAAAACCTTCGTGCTACTTCAACTGATATGAAGGTGGATGATGATGCTAGTAAAGCAAAGATTCGGACTGCGTTTGCTAAATCGCAGAAAGGTCGCCTTGAAAACCGCAAAATGCTGTCAGAACTGATAGAAGCAGTTGCCTAAGTTATTGATTTTACAGGGGATTTTAGATTATTGTCTTTGGTCCCCGATTGAGAGATAATATCTCTATCGTTGATTGAAAACCCTTTGAGGATTATATTATGAGTAAAGCACAACAACTGGTCGACATTTTTTCAGAGATGTATGGCGAATCTCCCCGAACGATTTCAGCTGATGAGATCAAGGCTGTGGCAAAACAGCATGACATTCCATCACTCTATCGTATTCTGAATAAGAATAATCTCGCTGAAAATGGCGAGTACAATTTTCCACCCGTTGGAAAATCCTCTGTTTCTTCTTCTATCAAAGTGAAAAAAATTCCAAATATCACTAAGGTTGTCCCAAACAACGTGGTGCCAACAACACCCGTTGCTCCAACTGTAGTTGCTAATCTCAATGCTGAGTCGCAAGGATTCAGTGAGAATCTCATTCCTGAGAAAAACGATCTCTTTGTTCCGTTTGGCAACTACAAAACTGCTGAATCAATTATAAAATCACAGCAGTTTTATCCAATGTTTATCACTGGTCTCTCTGGTAACGGTAAGACTGAAATGGTTGAGCAGGCATGCGCAAAACTCAAGAGGGAAGTTATCCGTGTCAATTTCACTGTTGAGACCGATGAAGACGATCTCATTGGTGGTTTCCGACTGGTAAACGGCGACACCAAGTTTGTCAAAGGACCAGTGATCCGCGCCATGGAACGTGGTGCTGTGCTACTTGCCGATGAGATCGATCTTGCTAACCCTGCACGTGTCATGTGTCTCCAGTCTATCCTTGAGGGTAAAGGTTACTTTATCAAGAAAACTGGCGAGTATATTCAGCCTGCTTCTGGATTCACTGTTGTGGCAACTGCCAATACCAAGGGCAAAGGTTCAGACGATGGTCGTTTCATTGGTACCAATGTTCTCAATGAAGCATTCCTCGAGCGATTCCCCATTACCTGCGAACAGGAATATCCAAGTGTTGCTATTGAGAAAAAGATTCTTGGCAAACAGTTTGAATCTCTTGGTATCCAAGACACAGCTTTCATTGACAAACTAGTTGATTGGGCTGACATCATTCGTAAGACTTTTATGGATGGTGGTGTAGATGAGTTAATCTCAACTCGCCGACTGGTACATATTGCCAAAGCATATTCTATCTTTGGTGATCGTATGACTGCGATCAAGCTGTGTATCAATCGATTTGATGATGACACGAAAGTGTCGTTTGCAGATCTCTATCTGAAAATAGATAGTGAAGCCAATGATGCACAAGAAAATAATGATGAAGATGTTGATACTCAGTTCTAAATGAGTAAAATATTCTATATGATATCAATGGAGATAATCTATGAAACTAAATGAAAACACGTTATCAGTACTGAAGAATTTTGCTTCAATCCAATTGAATCTTGTATTCAATGAAGGCAAAACTCTGAAGACTATTGCTGATGCAAAAAACGTCATGTCTGTGGCTGAACTTGACCAAGAGATTCCACAAAACTTTGGCGTCCATGATCTTAATGAATTTTTAAGCGTATTATCTCTTGTTGATGATCCTGAGTTGTCATTCAAAGATAAATTTGTCACTATCTCTGATTCAACAGGAAGGTCAAGTGTGAAGTATTATTTTGCGGATACTTCCCTGCTTACTACAGCAACCAAAGATATTCCAATGCCTGAAGCAGAGGTAAGGTTTACCTTGGATGAAGGTACGCTAAATAAAATTCGCAGAGCAACATCTGCTCTTGGGCATGAAAAGATGACTATCGCTCCTGCTGATGGTTGTCTAAAGTTGTCAGTTGTTGACCCAAGTAATGCTACAAGCAGCTGTTTCTCAATTGATGTTCCAGGTTCTTACGATTCAGAAAACTTTAATTTTGTAATGAATATAAGTAACCTGAAACTAATTAGCGGTGACTATGATGTAGAGATTTCTAGCAAATTGCTTTCAAAGTTCACCAATAAAACGAGCAATGTAAAATACTTTATTGCACTTGAAAAATCATCAACGTATGGAGCATAATATGTCTGAAGAAACTAGTATGATTGATCGTTCTGAAGTAGAACAATTCTACAACCTTGTCAACCGTATCACCCGAAGCACTGTAGCTGTTATTGATGCTGTTGTACAACGTGGTGGATTCCGAGGTGAAGAACTCAGCACCATTGGTCAGCTTCGTGATCAATGTATTCAAGCTGTGCAAATGTGTGAAGCATTTGATTCAGATCAAGAGTGAAGAATTGAGGTTGCTTGTTCCTCATAAATCCACAAGCACTTTCTTTTTAAAATTATGGAGTAAATTATGACTCAGAAGCAACGTGTACTTGAAGCACTTCAAAGCGGTAACGAAATGACTGCAAAGCAGATTGCCAGCCGATTCAATGTAGGCAACCCGCGTGATGTTATTCGTCAAATTCGACTGGACGGTTATGCAGTTTACTGCAACAAGAAGACCAATTCAAAGGGTGAAGAAAAAGGTTTCTATCGCCTTGGTCGTCCCAGCCGAGCTTTGATCGCAGCAGGATATCGCGCCCTCGCTGCTGAACAGCGCGTAGCTGTTTGATGAAAAGGGGAGTGCAATGCTCCCCACATTGCCGACATAGCACAATTGGTAGTGCAACTGATTTGTAATCAGTAGGTTG